GATGCCCGCCGTGGAGCAACTTGCCGCCCACCACCAGGGCCTCGAGCTGCTTGGCGGGCGAACTCATCGAGCCGTAGCCCTGCCCAAAACCTAAGACATTTACGCCATCGCCTTGCAGTTGGGTGGCTAGCTGCGTGGCGTTCCAGCGGTCGATCGCCACCTGCCGCACGTTGTATTTCTTCGTGATCGCAAGAATGTCGGCCCGCACCTTGTCGAAGTCCGTGACGTTCCCATGCGTCAGGTGCAGCTTCCCCTCCTTCGCCCACTGGTCATACGGCACGCGGTCCCGCTTCACCCTGTCCCGCATATTCTCCTCTGGGATCCAGAAGTGTGGCTCAGCCCAGAACGTGCCATCGTCCATCTGAAACAGCAGGCACAGGCACGTAGTGTCGTACGTGGTTGCGAGATCAAGGCCCGCGAAACACTCCCGCCCGTCGAGCATCACGGGGCATGGCTTGTTGCCTTGTGCCCAGTGCTCCATCCGCAGCCATCGCGTGTCCTGCTCGGTCCACTGGTTCAGGTGCAGCCGGCGGAAAGTGTTCTCCTCGCTCGGCATGTCTTGGGCACGCTTGCACCGCACCCGCAGGTCATCGAGCTTCACGCTCACGCCAAGGTTCGGATTCGCCTTTCGCCAGGTGGCTTCCGCAGTCCAATCGTCTTCGGGGTCGGCCGCGTAGATCGCAGGCAGGAATGTGTCATCCTTGATGGCCCCGTCTCGCACGGCCAAGGCATACCGCCAGATTTCCCAGCAGACGCTTTTTCGGTCGTACCCTGCCGTCGTCAAGTAAACGATCAGCGGCTGCCTTCTTGCGCCGGTGCTTGTGGCCATGACATCGACCAGCTCGCGGTCTGGCTGGCAGTGGAGCTCGTCAAAAATTACGCCGTGAGCGTTCAGCCCGTGCTTCGTGAACGCCTCGGCCGAAAGTGCCTTGTACGTGCTGTGCGTGTCCTCCCGCACGATCGAATTGCGAAACACACGCAGGCGGCTCCGCAACTTCGGCGAGTTCTCCACGCAGACTTTCGCCATCTCAAAGACGAGCCGGGCCTGGTCCCGATCAGCGGCGCACGAGTAGATCTCGGCACCAGGCTCGCCGTCGAACATCAGCTTTAGTGCGATGCCGGCGCACAGGGTGCTCTTGCCGTTCTTGCGTGGGATCGCCAGCAGGCTTGTGCGGTACTGCCGCACGTCGCCCTTCATCGTGCCGAACAATCGGCCCACGTATTCCTTCTGCCACGGCTCAAGCAGAAACGCCTTGCCGCCCAGCTCGCCCTTCGCGTGCGTTAGGTTCTCCTCAAAGAACCGCACTGCGATGGCTGCAGCCTTCGCATCAAGCGAACATGCGAGCGTCGTCTTCGTCTTCTTGCGGGCCTTGGTCAACGGCTGACACTCTCGCCAGGGCAGACGCCGTCAGGCCAAACTCGGCCGCAAACTTCAGCATCTGATTGCGTGCATCGCGCTTCCGGTTCCATGCCGGGTGATTACTCACCCTACCCTTATCGTCCATCAGCGTAGTGCCGCTGGTCTTGAGCTCCTGGTCGGCCTGCACCATGTCGGCAAACGAATCGCAGTACGCTGCAAGAGTCTGCTGGTGGCGCGGGCTCATCACCTTCGACGCCTCGAGCATCGGCACGATCCGCTCCCACTCGGCGCGGGCAATGTCGGCCAGCCAAGCAGGTGCCGGCGGAACGCCAGGCGGCACGTCGATCCCGGCCTTGTGCGGCCCCCTAACGCGAGAGCCACGCAGGCTAAGTATCGACTTAGGCGTCGGCTTGCGGCCCTTACTCATACGGCTTAGCCCAACTTCCAATTACGGCCATTCGCACCCACAGCACACAACCGGGGTTTATATAAACCATTCAGCCTGTGATGCGCTTCCCCCTACGCCGTCGCTACCATCCGAATCCTTTGCTGACCATCCCACTTATCGCGTTTCTCGCTGTTGCACTTCCTGCATGCACACCTGACGTTGTGCCAGTCGTGGTCGCCGCCTTTACTGAGCGGCACGGGATGATGATCGACTGTCGCTGCACGCGGGTGATTCCATTGTGAATCGTTTCTGCACTTGCGTCCACATAGGTGGCAGCGATACCTGTCTCTTGCCAATATGTCTTTGCGTCTGCATTTCGAGTTGTAGAACCCTCCGTACTTTCTGCATTTTTTTCTGTAATGACCAATCTCTTTCTTAAGCCGGCGACGCTGTTCCGCTCTTAACTTCCTTCTGCACTGCTCGCAGCACGCCGGGCCTTGCAGCTTCGCATCGAGCACCATCTGCCCGCATTTACAAGGCCGAGGACCGCGCCATTTCTTTGTGCATTCGTAACTGCAGCAACGAGAGTTCCTGTGGTTGCACTCTTTGCTGCACACCTCGCATAGCGGGCGCGGCTTGTAGGTTGGATGCCTCCCGTGTTCGGTTGGCTTTGCCCATGAATTCCCACTGAACCAGTCCGCCAATGCCGCCCACGCATCGCGCACTCGCCCCCTGAACTGCTGCTCTCCTGCGTCTATCGCTGCGAAATAACACGCCCGATCGCAGTATTCTTTCTGGTCTCTTTTGGTCAACCCTTTGCCGCACTTTGAGAACTTGCAGCACCGCGTCTCCTTGGGCTCTCTAGGCAAAACAAAGACGCCCGTTGCACGCCTCGCGTGTGCGGCATCCCTAGTCTTCTTGCGTCTGCTCTTTCTGCATTGCGGATCGTGGCAGAGAACGCGAAGCTTGATGTCGTGCAGGCCAACTGCCGTAAACTTTACCCCGCACTCCTCGCACACCTTCTCGGCGGTTGGCTCAACCCACCGGCCTTCGCTGCGGGCCTTGTGTCGCTGCTGTTTGCAACAGTGCGGGCACGTTTTGCAATCGCACCCTAATGCCGTAACCCAATCGCTTCCGCATTTCTTGCAGGCCATAGCCACACCTCCGTGTGACTGTCAGCCTGCATGTGCTGTCAAACTTTCTGGTTCTGCTCCTGCCGTGTCTTCCTGCCATGGCATCGCACGCACCTAGCCTCGCCATTGGCCACGTCATACCGTGCCCCGCCTTGGCTAATAGGCACGACGTGGTCCGCGTGCATCTCTCTGCCGTGTGCCACACGCTTGCAGTCAACGCATTGCCACGCACACTTGTTGAGCACAGCCTGACGCCACAGCCTGTGGGCCTTGTCGCAGTAGCCGCGTGCAGCTGCGTTGGGCCTGCCTGACTCATCACGCCTGGCCGCAGTCCTGAGCCGTGGCGGCCTGAAGGCTGGTATGCGTGCGGGCATGGCCCTAGCTCTTGAACATCACGAACCCAGTCGTGCCCGTGCTGTTCGTGGTAGCCGACACGATCTTCAGGTACTCAGTGCCAAACACTTCATCGGGCAGCGAATACGCCCGGCCTTCCGTGCTCGAGGCGGCGATCGTCAGATCAGCCACGCTACCGTCACTCTTGTAGAGCCGGCGGAACGCAGCCGTAGGCGTTGGCCCTGTCCACATCTGGAGCGTGCTGGCGTTGGTGCTGATCGTGCCAATGGAGAGCACGGCCCCAGCCACGTCACGCATATCGAGCGTGGTGGCCAGGCTCGTGGCCGTGTGCAGTGTGATGTCGAGATCGCGGCACTTGCGAAACAGAATGGCGTCGGGCATAGGGGATCTCCTGTGCTTCTAGGCTAGGCACGGGGGCCGCAATCCTTGCAGTGGGCACGGCCGTCTCTCGCCGCAGTAGCGCACTTCAGGCGAACAGCGGCCCGGCCCCAGCATCAACCGCCGCTATCCTCGCCTTGGCTATCTCAACGTATTCCGCCTCGCGTTCGATGCCGATGAAGCGGAAGCCTTCAAGGGTCGCCGCCTTGCCCGTGGAACCGCTGCCCGTGAACGGGTCGAGCACGACGCCGCCGGGTGGCGTTACGAGGCGGCAGAGGTAGCGCATGAGGTCGGTGGGCTTGACGGTGGGGTGATTGTTCCGCCTTGGCAAAACGACGTTCTCGCCTCCGTCTTTGCGAGTTAGGTTCGCCGCCTTTGTGCCGTAGTTTTTGCTGGCGTTTTCCTTTTCTGGGAAGGCTTCGCACCCTTCATCCCGATCCGCCTTGCTCGCCTTGGCGCAGTAGAAGAAGCGGGCGGCAGAGCCGGTGTCGCCGTTTATTTCAGCGGAATCGAACAAGCCGTAATTTCCGATACTGTCGCTGCCGCTTGTGCCGCGATACGTCCCTTGCTTTCGGCTTCCGCTTGTCGCCTGCGGAAACAACCCCACCACCTCCTCGCTGCCGTCGTGGACGAGGTTCGCGGGCCAACGGCCGAGGCCGTCATCAAGATTCGTGGTCTTTGATTTCCAGCCACCGTCAAATCCGTTTGTCTCTTGATGGCGAGCAAGTTTCCGGCCGCCTTCTGACTTCTGATCGCCGGATGCGATTCCAACCCTGCACCCATCCACGTTGATCCCGCCCGTGCCATGCGTCAGCACGTTCTCGGCGACGGTGCCGACGAGCGGCTTGCGGGCCACGATGATCGGCTCCCACGCGGGCTTGAGGGCGGTGCCCCAGCCGTCCCACTGGCGGGCGGCGTCGGTGGCGGGGGCGGTGATGGGGAGGTCAACCTGCGGCCGTTCGTGCCCTTGTCCGGGCGCAACCGCCAATCGCGACGCCTGAGAGCCACCGACGACCCGCCGTTCGGATTCCTGAACCACCTCACCCCACCGCTCATCGAGTCCGAGCAGGTCGCGCAAGGCGGGCCACCACTTAGCCTCCGGGTACTGATGGTGCTCCCAGTTCCAGCAGGCACCGGAACGTGAACCGACGACACGTTCTGACACGTCGGCGCGCGACAGTCCGGCAGCCTCCCTGCGCTGCTTGATGTGCTGTGCGAACTCGGCGTGTTCGATGACTCCGGGGCGCTTGTCGATCGCCTTGCTCACGTCGTGCGACTTCGGGAAGCCGCTGCCGTAGACCCACATCACGCAATCCCGAATCTCCCAGCCTGCGTCTTCGATGGCACACGCGAGCCGGTGATAGGTGCGAGTCCCGCCGAACGCGAGCAGGTGAGCTCCTGGCTTCGCCACGCGGAGAGCTTCTGTCCAGAACTCCACGCCCGGCACGCCGTGATCCCAGCCTTTGCCCATGAACGACAGGCCGTATGGCGGATCGCTCACGATGGCGTCAACGCTCTCGGCGTCGAGCGTCGCCATGACTTCGCGGCAGTCGCCGTGGTGGATCGTGAAGGCCATAGCGCGAATGTACGCGCGATGTCCAGTTCTGAAATGCCCTCAACCGTCGGGCGCGACGCGATGTTCGCTCTAGAGCGTCACTTCACCCGATTCAGCAGCGACCGGAGCGTTACGGCGTACTCATGGGGCGGCTCGTCATCGGCGTGAATGTCTGCGAAAAACTCAATCGCCGCCCGCTCCTCGTCGGTGAGCCGCAGCCGCATCGCCTGTTCATGCAGGGCGGCGTTCTCTGCCATGCAGGAAGATAGCCTGCCCTCCAGCGCAAACACTTGCGTTGCGGGCGAATCGAAGTTTGGGTGCGGTTCGTGGTGGATCATCGGCATAGCGTCCCTCTCTGCGGCGTGTAGTGCCCCGATCATATTGGCGATCCGACGTTTCGCGCTCGTTTTCCCATACGGAAAATGTCACATTCCGACATTTTCTGCTCAGTGCTCCAGCAACTCCGCCGGGATCATCGCCCTCACAGCCTCCAGTGCGTGAACCTCGTCGGCGGTAGGCCGCTCGTACTTGATCCTGTTGCGGCACCACTGGTCGATGGCCCAGATCGCAGACAACGCCTCACTGCCAAGC